GGCTGCGGTTTTCATCTCTCCACCAGCGTCCCGCATACTGATGCCGAGGTCTTCGATAGCTTTAGTGGCTTTATCGGCCGATTTCGTCTCCTTAAACTGGTCTGTTAAGCTCTTTACGATGCCAAGGAAGTAATCAGACTCTTTTCCGGCGACGCGCGAGCCGATTGCGAGACGCTGGATGTCATCGAAGGATCGTCCCGTGGTTGCCGACAGCAGCGCCTGGCTCTCGGCAGTGGTGGCCGCTGCGTAGCCTAGGCGTAGCGTCTCCTCTACAGCAAGGCCGATTGCCAGTGTTGACGCCGTAAATATGGTGGGGGAAACCGCCAGCCGGATAGCCCGGTAACTGTTGATGAGGAGCTCGGACGCCGTATTGTGCTCAACGTAGGCTGCTGTGGCGCCGCCAATAATACCCGTTACTGAAGCGAGGGCCTTCTCCACGCCAATGAGGGCGGCAGTTTCTGCCAATAGGTGAGCTACATTCTGGCCCTGCTGCTGAGCAAACTTGGCGCCTTGCTCGCTAGCCCGCTGCGCGGAACTCCCAATCCGTACGAGGCTCTGGTCGAGCTTCTCGGCCTCGTTCTGGCCGGATACTCGATTGGTAATACTGAGGCTGAGAGTTTCGTTCGCCATTGCCTACCGTTCAGATTCCGCTTCCATTCGTGCGTTGTGCTCGAGCACCCGCTGCATTTCAATCGTGGTTATCAGGTCAAACCACCACGCCGGCCACTGACCAGAGTTAGAGCCGAACATAGTGGCACCCGAAGAACGAAACGAGTGCGCATCCAGCGCCGCGATCTGAACAAGCTGCTGGATCTCCGGCTTGATCGCGGAAACAGGGCATTCTTCGGATACAACGCCTTCGACCCCGTAGAGTTTCTTATTGCCAGTGGTGTATTCAGGAAGCCACTTGTATTTTCCCGGTGCTACTTCTTCCGGGAAATACTTAGAGCAATTGCGTCCTAAGTAGTGGCCGAAGTCCCGGCAGTGGCCGCATTGGTAGTGCTCTCTTGCCCAGCCTCCGGTGCGGCCGAAATGGAAGGCGACTGCGAGTTTTTTCTTTGTTCTTCCGTCAACCCGGCTTCATTGTTGATGGCACTCCAGATCTCATCAATCAGACCAGACGGCCCAGACTCGATCAGCGATTCTGTAGTGGCTGCCAATCCGTCGATCTCCAGGCCCTCGATCTTCAGCAAGCCTGCCCGGATAGTGGCCGGCTTGATATCGATCTTAAGAATGCAATCCGCACTGATTCGAAGTTTTTCGCGTTCGATCAGGTCTGGATCCGCGGGAGGCGGATCGCCTTCCGGTGGCTTCGGTAAACGCCCGATCTCAGCGTATATTTCCGAATACTTTACTCGCGCTTCGAGATTTTGCAGGTCCAACTTGGCCCGTTGGATTGAATTGAGAACCCGGACCTCGAAGAACACGCCCGGCTGAGTGACGGATTGAACGGTGAACTTGCTTTCGAATCTCATAGGGGCTACGTAATCTGGAGCTTGATGGCGTCCTTGCTGCTTGCGCTGGTAGCGTGCGCCTTGCCAGTGAAGTTGACGGCGAATTTGCGCTGGCCGTCGTCGTACTTCGGGGCCGCTAGGCGAACATTCCGGAGGGTGAACGTCCAGATGTTTCCGGCGATCAGACCCATCTGGAAGATCAGCGTCACGCCAGTATTCGTGATGGCCTTGTTTTTCAAGCTGGCGAGATTCGCGCTGTCGTCGTCATACAGCGAGAAGTCGCAGGTGATATTGCGGCGATCTTGCGCTGGGCTGTCCGGGTAGTAGTTATTGAAGACGTCCTTTGGAAGCTCCCGGCCAGCGTCGAAGTTGATATTGGCGGTACGAAGAGTTGTGTATACGTTGCCGTCGAGCGTGACAGCGCCGGTGAAGCCCACCACCATATTTCCATTGGTAACGGGAGCCGCGGGCTCGGCCGGGAAAGCAGTCAGCCCGCCCTTTGCATCGGCCGCGGCTGTGGCAAATTGCGTGGTGTCGATTACCCAGTAAGACTCGCCGCCGAACTCAACGGTGGCGACGTCCTGTCCCAACGAGAACTTTCCACTATTGACGATGGAGCCGAATGCGCAGGCCTGGGAAGCAGTGGACGGCTTGCGAAAGTTGTAGATCGATAGCGTCGGACTCGTGTCGTCCGGATCGTACGTCACGGAGGTGGAGGCTACAACTACCGCCGCTTTCCCAAATAGCGCCTCTAGAAACGGATCGCAGTCAGGCTTCGTACCGGCCACCCCGCTGCCGGCGAGCGACATCGAGGCGTTCCACTGAGCGCTCTTGCGTCCGCCAATGCCGATGGTGAAGTCGAGCGTTGGAAGTTTGTCGGGCCGATCGATTAGGTTCTGTACCTGATCGGTTCCGAGTTTGATGATGCGGCACGCGTTGCTATTTCCAACAGTGGCCGTTCCCGTGGAATTCGGGATGGTCGCAAAGGCGGTTTCTTTCTGGACGTAACAAGCCTGATTCTGGGAATTTACGGAAGCCATGGTGCTGATCTCCTGAAGACTGGTTTGGGTTGTGTTGGATTAGCTTTTTGGCGCGCTGGATTGCGGAGTTGCCGGAGTTGGTGCCAGCTTCGAAGGCTGCACCGGGGGATTCTCGAGGGCCTCGCGATTCGCATGGAGCTTGTCGATCGCCCGCTTGTACTTTGCTCTGAATTCGTCTGGCGCGGACTGCCGGGCGCCGGGATTCGCGTATAGCTTCAGCTCCTGGGGTGTGAATCCGATCGCGTTGAAGTCCGGCTCCGGCAATATGCCGCAACTCCCGAGCACGGCCTCCCTGTAGAGAGATTCGGGGAGATCCGCAGACTGGCCAAAATATTTGAAGTCGGCCACTGACCCGAATCCTATTTCCGCAACGGTTCCAATAAATCGAACGATCATACGTCCACCTCGAAAATAAGTTGATGTGGGCAGCGTTGAAACCACCCGTCTTGCAAGAGTCGAACTGGCTCACGCGCGCATTCGATACCGCCATTCCAGGCGATATTCGAAGGAAGGTTCAGCAGCGGCTGATTGATGATGCCGGTTATCGCATCCTCAATTGCGTCCGGCAGGTCGTCAGTCTGATCCACTTCGATGCCGGTCCGGAAGTCCACATAAAAGTCCAGATTGAGCGTCACAATTCCAGAGAATCTGCGGAATTTCTCAAGATTCTGATTCTGGGTGAAGGTCGTGTAGGCAACGCACGCGGGGTATACGATCACTTGCGAAAGCTCGATCTGATCCGGCAGAAGATAGCCCTGAAATAGTTGCTTAGAGCCCGCGCTCCAGTCAATCGTGAACGGGGTTACTCCATAGCTGGACGCTACCGCAGCGAGCCCGGCATTGAACCCCGTCAACGGCGCCGCCAGAATGGCGATGATCGCATCCCGCACTGCTTTTCTGGTACTTACCATTTAGGCTGCGCGACGAAATGATTTATAGCCGCCGACAGTGGCAGAGACGGAATCCTTCAGGAGCTTTTGCGCTTCGGCTAGCACGGCCCGAACGTCGCTCGGAGCCCACCCAAGCCACGGATAGAGTTGTTCGTTCGCAAGTGCCTTCGTGCGCGCCAGGCTCTCCGTGAAAGCAATGCGGGCGTTCTGCTCGTTGACTGCCCTGACGGTCAGATTGTTGAGCATGTCGCCAGTCAAATGGAGATCGCGGAGGGGAGCGCCGCCCTTGCGGCTTTTTACGGCCGCGTATCCGCGCGTTAATGGCGGCATGGCTGTGTCATCGCTGCCGATTCCAGCCTTTGCCCGGGACTTTACGGCGCGTAGGCCCACGTCGGCGAGTCTTTGCATTTGAAACGTGGAGAAAGACGCGGCGCGAACGCGTGGCTGAGTCCCGGAAATTTTTATTGAGGTGGAGATCATATGCGCCGCAGAACCAAAGTCACGCCGTCATTGCCTGGGATCGCCCCACCGGAGCCATCCAGCTTGCGGGTGGGATCGTAGGACACGCGATAATCGACACCAGCGAACGTCACGACGTCCCCGCTTTTGGGCTGCGTCACAAAGCTGTTAAGGATCGCCCAGGCGGTCCCGGCGCTACCCTGTTCGATCAATTGAGCCCGTTCGCTGATATCCACGATGGCGGGTATTGTGAAGGGTGAACCGACAGACGGCGTATACAGGACTTCATCTCCGAATTCATCCAGGCAGGCTGCATTGAGGTCCGAAACGTCGCTATCAAATCGGCTCATAGTCTACTTCGTCCCCTGTACGTAGCCGATGACCGAGGTAGAATCAGCGCAATTCCAGGAAATTCCGTTTGGCATTTTGCGCCCGTTGAACTGCATGATGTAGAGCCCCGGCTTCACCACGTTGTTATAGACAGCCCTTGGCGTCGTCTGTCGATCCTGGATGAGGCAGGTGACGTCGGAGGCAGTAATGTTGGTCAGGGTGACCTCGCGCAAGTACACAGTTGTTCCAATTACGGTGGTGAGGACCGCAGGAACCGGCGTGGGGTCGATATCGAATGCCGTGGCGCCGAACCGCTCGCCGTCCTGCCCGGACAGGGACATCGCGATACAGATGAGCGTCGAAAGTAGGATTGCTCGCTTCATGATTCCTCCAAATATGGATTGAAAAAGTCGGGCCGCCGGGATTGCCGGACGGCCCAGTCAGTTTGTGGAGGGATCGTTAGGACTTGGTAATTTTCACGAGCAAGTCGGGACGAGTGGCGATCGCGAGCGGATTGGATTCCGCCCACAGATCCCATCCCTGTCCCATGCGTCGCTCTTCCTGCTTCGCATATTTCGGCAGGCCGAGCGTATTCACGGTCTCATTGAAGCCAGCGGGACCGTAGTAGGTCTTGAACACATCCTGCGTGCCGAGCGGGATTGCAATCGCCTCGTTCGCCGGCACGAAGTTGACGACACCGCCGCCACCCGGAAGAGACGCCTTTCCGCGATATTCCACGAAAGTCACTCCCTGATAGGTGAAGCCTGCCACCCGCAGATCGTCACGCATAATATTCGGCTGGTTCATCCAATATGTGTAAGCGGTAACCACCTTCGGATGAGAGATGAGCGCATCCCAGAATCCACCAGAACAGAGAACGACAATGTCCGTCATCGTTTCGCCGTTTAGGTTGTCCTCGAGATAGCGCTTGATGTTGACCACAGCAGCCCCAACGTCGGTGGTGCTGCTGCTTAACACGATGTTCTGGACCTGCTGAGTCACGCCGAAGGCAGTGAACAGATTGACAAGGACGGTTGAACCGTCCCCATCAATCACGATCCCCTTCAGGGCTCCCATGCGCAGGTACTCGAGCGTGATGTCCAGCTTGCTGCTCATACTCTGGAGCTTGCTGGCCATGAGACTGCTCATGGTTTCGAGTTGGTTCTCGGTCCCGAACGCACGGAGCCCCTGTACATCCTGGGGTAGTAGCATATCGGTAATGGGCAGGTGCGGAATGGGCACCGTCACCATGTCCCGCTTGCCGGTCACGTTGACCGGCGGCGCGCCACCAAGTGGTGTACTCGGTACGAGGGTCAAGACACCATTGCGACGCTCGATCAGCGCCACGTTAGAGCGGGTTCCGATGGGAGCCCCGAAGATTCCCATTTTTTCAAGCATCCCGTATTTGTTCGGGAAGATGTTGATGCTCTCGGTCATGCTGACCAGGTTAAAAGCATCGGGAGCGAAAGGATTGATTTGCGGCATTGGTTAGACCCCCACCCGTGGAATGATTCCGACCGAGGCGAGCTGTGCGGCCCAAATCGCCTTCTGTGCTGCGCTGGCACCTACCGGCCAGATAGCCTTGACATCGGCGTAGATGGCGTCACGTGCCACCATCACGCCTCTGGCGTCGCCCAAGGTCGCGTCAGTCGAACTGAACATGATGCCCGCCGCGACCTGGGTGCCGTTGGTCCCAGCAGCAGCCACCGCAGCCACTTTGTTCGAACCGGCCGCGATCGTCACATCGAAACCGTCGCCCACGATGAAGTCCGTTCCGCCGTCGGTGATGGCGAACTTGATCTGGTCGGAGAACGTACCGGATGCGCCCGAGCCCGAGACGGAAATGTCTCCCAGGCTGTCACCTGTGGGATCGTAGACACGCGCGGTGAACGAATTCGTACCCGCCACGGTGATCCGGACCTGGTACAGGCCGGCCTGAGCGTTTGCGAGCACCGGGGTGGTTGCATCAAGCACCAGGGTCCCGTTGCCCGTGTTAGCGCCGCTGGCCTTAACAGCCGAAGTGGCCGCGCCGAGTGCGATTTTGCCAACGACGGTGCCGATCAGTAGATTTTGCCCACTGAGCACCGTGACATTATCGCGGGAGTAAAGAGCCTCGGCGCCGTCCTCAAACTTGAAGACATCGCCCGGGGTGAGTAGTTCAGTCAGGATTGCCATTTAGGCCACCGCCTTTTGTCCGGCGAGCCTTACGCAGGCCGCCTTCAGGGGATTTGGACCGGAAGTCGGCTTGGTGCCAGCATCCGGCAGTACTTGGGATTGGATCTCCGGCCCCGCCGCTTCGACGCGCGCCTTGATCAATTCGGCCTTGGCCGCGTCAAAGGTCAAGCCGCGGGAGATGAATCCGGCGAGAGCGGCTGGCTTGCCCGCGATCATACAGAGATCGTTGAGATTCTGCATTTCATGGGCACTCATGCTGGTGACCGGCCGCGTTGGTGCCGCTTGGGGAGCAGTCACCGGAGGAGTTGGGGGAGCCGCAGGGGGAGCAGCAGCTGCGGCGGTTTCTGGCGGATTCGGCTTGTTGGCATCCGCAACGTTTGGTTCGGCCATTTTTGGGGCCTCCTTTGGATTTGCAGCGGCGGATACCGACGCTGGTGGTGCTTCTGAAATTTTGGTTTCGACGGCTGGTAGTGCGGCCGTTGCGATTCTTTGGCGGGCCGAGCCCGTCATTCGCTTCTTGCCCGAGACGCGGTCCTGTAGTGCGGCGATTGCATCGGACCGAGTTCCGACTTGGTCCGCCAACCCGGCTTCAATGGCGGAAACCATCTCGCCATTTCTCGTGGCGGCAAACAACCCTGCCTGGGTCGCCTTCACTGCTGCCGCGTCAATTCCGCGATTCCTGGCGACTGCGGCGACGAACATTTCGCCGAGCCGATCGACATCAGCTGTCAGCCACGAGAGAGCTTCTTCGCTGAGCGGGGCGTGTGGATTGAAATCCGCCTTGTGGTCGCCAAAACTGACGACTGTGTATTTGAATCCTTCTTCTTCGTCGTACTGCGATTGGTCGCAATGGGCCGCGATCACGCCGATGGAGCCAACCAAGCCGGTTTGTGTGATGAACAGTTTTTCTGCCGCACTCAATAGTAGGTAACCGGCACTCAAGGCATCGTCGTTGGCGACTGCATAGACCGGTTTGATTGAGCGGACTTTGTAAATGAGGTCGGACAAATCGAACGCGCCGTTCGCCTCGCCTCCGCAACTATCTCCTTCGAGCAAGATTCCGTTGATGGCCGGGTCCGTGGCGGCGTCAAGAATCTCCTCCTCGAGTTCGGTGTACGAAGTAAGACCGGACATCGCGTCCATGCCGGCACTTCGCTTCACCATCGAGCCGAAGACCTGGATTACCGCGATCCCATCTTCGTTCGCCATGGCCGGGCGCTCAGCGGTTTCTGTCGGCGCTTGCACTATCACCGGCGCCATGCCGATTCGCGGCATGATCCCGGCAAGGATGACATCCAACTTCGAACGGTGCAGGAGTAGCGGCCGGTTGAAAAGCAGCGATGCTACGTGGGGGTGCGTGATTCTCATTCGGAAGCCACCTCCTGTGCAGCCTGGACCCGCGCGAGGTCTTCGGGTAGTAACGCCCGGCGCTGCTGTTCAGCGAGTAGGTTGTCGAAGTAGGGATTCCGGGTTGCCAGCTCGGCTTCAAGCGGCGTTTCGACTTCCTCCACTTCGGCCGCGACCTTGTTCTTGATATTTTTCATAGTTTTCCTGCTCAGTGGATGGCCGCAGCTTGGTCGCTCGGAAACTTCGGCGGTGCGGTAGCCTTTGCATTGCCAACCGCTGCCGAATCGCTTGGGGCTTTCAGTGATTTGCGTGCGTCGGAATCTGGCGTCAAGCCGAGCGCGTCATTTGCCGCGTTATCCGCTGCAATTTGCCGTCGTACACGCTCAGGGTCTTCGCCAAGCGAGTTGATAACGTCGGTCTGCGACCGGAAATTATTACGCACGGCCAAAGCCTCGGCCTCACAGTCCTTAAGAGGATCGACCCAAGGCCATTTAGGCGGCTGCCAGATGACATTCAAGTACCATTCCGGATGAGTTGCATATTCCCGCGCGTTGATCGTCCCAGAAAGAGCCGCCGCGTCCATATAGGCCTTCCACATGGGACGAAGGAACTGGAACACCATCACCTGATGCTGGAAACGCTCGCACCGACGGCGGAATTCGAGCAAACCTGCCCGGATACTCGAATAGCTGACTCCTTTCAGGTCTCCCGTGAGCATCTCGTACGTGATGCCCATGCCGGCCGCTATCGCATACAGGTTCTGCTTGATGAATTCGACGAACATTGCGCCGACATCAGCGAATTTGGATACCTCGATCTCTTCACCGGGCAGCAGCTTTACCGTTGAACCAGGTTGGATCTGTTCGATTGGCGTGCCGTCATCGTCTGGGGTGTCGGCCTGCCCCATATTGATGGGATCTTCGGGGTTGACCTGCTTGATGATGTGGGTAATCATCGCCGCCATCTGCTTTCTCAGCAGTTCGGCGTCTTCGTATTTGTCCAACTCCTCCAGGCGGACCATTACTTGGGTCAGCATGGTCTGGCCGCGGTGCTGTCCGGCGCGAATCGGATTGTAGATGTGAAGAACGAACTCTGCAGGTACCCGGCTAATCTCGCCCGAGTTCATTCCTTCGGCCAGCTCGCCGGGATGGGACCGGTAGAGGTGGTAGGCAACTCGCTTTCCGATACCGTTAAACTCGATTCCGTTGCGGATGATGTTGCCGTTCTCGAGTGTCGAGTTCAAATTGAAGGGCAAGTGCTCGCATTCAAGGATCTGTAGCTGCAGCATCACCGTAAGCCCGTCCTTCGGTAGCCGCGGCCGCAGACGAACGAGGCATTCGCCCGCCTCGAAGACCTCACGAGCTATGAGGTATTGCTGGCCATAAAGATCGCTGATTCCGGCCGCGTCGCTTTCGTCTGTCCATCGCTCGAAATCGGAGCGGATTTGATCACGCGTCGTCAAATTCGGATGTTGTGGCTGCGGAACGATGCCGGTACCGACGCAGTTCCCACACCAAGACTCGATACCGTTCGCCGCCCATGCATTATTTCGAACCGTGGCGCGCGCACGTCGCCGGAGTTGCTCCCCGTTTTCCGCCAGTAGTAGATTCGGGCCCGCGTTTCCCGGACTCCATGACCGCGTGCGGCGGGTGATGGCCGCTCCCTGGTATGCAGACACGTCCATGCGCTTTGTAGGCGCTACGATGTCGGCGTGTCCAGCGGCTAGTGCCAGGCTGCGGAGGGTTTCAATCATGGGGCTGTTGCTCGGCGACTAAAATCCGCGGTTTGAATACATCCGCGTAACCCTATTTCGTGGTGTGCCGGTCTCGCCGGCGACTACGCCACCCAATAGGCCTCGGAAGTACAGGATCGCTTTCTGGATCTCACTCGGGCTGGAATATTCTGTGCTACGGCCCTCGAATGTGATCCTTGCCACTCCGCTACTAAGCCGAGATTCCAGCTTGGCGATGATGACTTCGAGATCTGTAGAGGTGTATGGCATCTTCTACCA